GCTTTGATGTAAGTCTTTTTGTTGGCACTATTGAAGCCTGTGATACTTGCTCCATTGGCAAGAATAGAGATAGCCCAATAGCGATGGCTACCGCGCAAGCTAGCCCTCTCGGGCTTGCGCTGAAGCCCTGAAGGCTTCTAGCCGAAAGCGTACCATGCATGTCAAACTCCTAACTAAAACCGCAGGTCAGAGCGGTGTTTCGGTCTTCAGCAATTGTTGAATTGCATACTCAGCTTGTTGAGGCACTACTCCATTTCCTAGCATTTTAAGTTGTTGTGATCGAGATATATCTAAATCAGTTACCCATCCTTCAGGCAAGCCCATCATGTATTCAACAAATACAGGATTTAATCTTCCTTCTAAATCCAATGGGTTCGGCGGTCTTTGCATTCGCATTTCACATCGTGTAGCAAATCTGCGCCCCAGTTGCGACATTGACCAGTTGTTCTTCCAATGAGAGTGTTCGGAGTCGCTAATAACACTTTGCTCAGACTTACCTGATTCCTTGCAAGATAGCTGATTTTGGCATCGTTGGCTAATGGTGTTGGAAGTAGCTGCACAGCATTGGCAAGGCTCAGATTGTGATTGCCCTTGACTCCCTTGCGTGGCTTGCAGTTCTCCCAAATGTGTTCGCTGGCTGTCGGCGTTGGAAGGTTGAGCAATGATGAACAATCGTGCTCGTTGATGCGGCGCTCCGACATCACTAGCTCGAACAATACGCCATTTTGCATCATACCCGACTTCGGCAAGCCCTTTGAGAACTTCTTTGAATCCGAGACTGAGATGTCCTCTGACATTTTCCATGATTGCGTACTTTGGTCTAAGGATGCTAATTGCTTCCAAGATATATGGGAAGATGTGTCGTTCATCGTTTAAGCCCTTTCTTTCTCCTGCATGGCTGAAAGGCTGGCAAGGATAGCCAGCTGTAAGAATGTCAATAGGTTCAACTTCATGCCAATTGATTGTTTTGAGGTCGCCATGATTAGTAACCCAAAAGCGTTCTTTAATTACTTGTGAAGCATATTTATCTATTTCAGACACCCATACAGTCTTAGCATTAAACACAGCCTCAACTGCCATGTCCAAGCCACCGTAACCGGTGCATAATGACCCTATTTTCAATTCTTGTCCTTACCCCAGCCAGTACCCTTAAACACCAAGCCAGGTACTGAATAGATTCGATTAGCTTGTGCACCACAATCTGTGCATCGAACCAAGTCATGATCCATAGATAATTCAAGCTCCATCTGTGTATTACAAATAGGGCAACGATATTCATACATTGGCATCAGACGCTTCTTTCTCACAGGTTTTGCACTCCATTTTCTCAATAATCCAACCACCACATTTGTTACATCTGATTGGATTTAACTCTAAAGGTATCTTGTCATAACCTGCTCGTAGCAGTAGCTCCACCAAAGCGTGTAACGGTAATAGTGCCGCATACTCAGACACTAATGCCCCTTGACCATTACAGCGAAGAACAACCACCCCAAGTTTCCCACTCTTGGCTGTTCTTGCCTTGCTTTGGCGAAGCCATGCTAGTGGTGCGAATTTGGCTACACCCTTGACTTCCACATCGAATGGAAGATTCACGATGTCACCAGACGGATCAGCACCTCGTCCTACCGTAGCGTGTGGCCACCACTCCCTCAAGTAGTCGGCGACTAAACGCTCAGTAGCAAGACCTCTATTACGCCTGTGATTGGTCATCAGGCTCTTTGTTAGCTTTGATATTAATTTGACTTACAGCATGACATCTCAAACAGGTAACAAATACCTGGTCATTAGCCTCTGGAGTAATAGCCACAGGTTCATTGCAAAGATCGCAATAGATAACAATATCCTGCGGTTCTTCGAGCTCTCCGCCCATGACGGTTGCTGTGCCATCCTCAAAGATTACCATTTCAGCCATTACGCTCTCACCTTCTGTGGTTGCCAGTTGCCTTGTGGACTTATTTCATACCAGATAACTTCCTTATCCTTTGGACAGCGATTCATTTCACCTAATGACGATGCAGGGCATTTAAAATGACCCCACGGTTTACCAGCCTTTGTTGTACCAGTTTTCCAATACATCTCACCATGCTCACATCGTGGAACATCTTTGTCGGTTGTGCCGCCTATGATTTCCTTCACTGTGTTCACAGCTTGTTCGCTAGTTATTGGCATTGGAACAGTCTTGATTGTCCAGGGATCATCTTCTTTCATGACAGGGATATAGTCTTGCTTTGGCTCTGAGAGCTTTGCTCTTGTGACCTTAACCATTTCCTCTTTGCTTGGTCGCTTACCCTTGCTTGCGTAACCAGCGTTCGCAAGTGCTCTGCCGATCGCGCTAGTCTCGCAGTTTTCCAATGCGCTAGTTGCATTAACGCCTCGACTGCTAATCGTCTCCTCAGCGAGTCCGCTGGAGAACGGCGTGCTATCAGCGAAAGTACGATAAAGCCATGCTTTAACAATATATCTGTCATTTTGGAAACTCACTAACTCTGTTTCTACTCGGAAATCCGGAAAGTCCTTGATGAACTTCTCCAGTCTTACTTCTACTGTCTCGTAATCATCTAGGTTAAACATAAAGCTCATCTTCTTCCGTTTGTAATTGAACAGCTATACTGAGGTAGGCGATTGCATCGATATAGGAATCAACATGGCTTGGTGACTCTGTGATTCTGGCAAGCTTGACTTCGACCATTGCAAGTGCAGCTTGTGCGTCTGTGATTGGGTAATCAAGTAAACAGGATAACCGCGAAGCGATGCGACCTTGATTGATTTTCGGATGACCGTAGACCTTGCCACGATCTTGCATAATGTCGATTGCATTGATAAGTGCCTCAGTCGCTTTCATCGACCCACCTGCTCTAGCTGCTTTCTAAGTGCTTTGCGACCATCCACATTGCCACGATCATAACCAACTTCATAGCCAAAACTGAATGAGAAGTAAAGCGCAAAGCCAAAACCAACTACGGTAAGGATTGTCCAAGTATTCATATAGCCCTTTCTTGCCCCGTACTTCGGGAACAGGAAAAGTGTCGCACAGGGTTCAGGCTTTCAGCTGCTGATTTTGATAACGAAACGGTAACAATTCCGAGTCATCCATGTGATCATCAATACCACGGGAGATGTCGTTACCGAGCGCGCCCGTATCTCTTACCTGACACAACAAAAGTACCGTCCTTCTCAACGTAGATTAAGTCCACTTGCACATTCTTGCCTATCTCGGTGACAATGGCGAAGGCTTGCTGCCAATTAGGCATAGAAACGTATTTGGCGGCCTTTACGTTCATTGCATGTCCTACCTCAACTCCATGCAGTACGCGCCTCACAGAGCCGTTGTAGGCCTCAGAAACGGCACTCCTGCCAGCACGATGCGTGTGACCCATAATTGTTGAAACTCCCGCCTTTTTCGCTTGGTTCAACGCGCTCATTCCTGGATTGGGATTAAGCCCACCTAAGTCACCATGAACGGCAATCCAGCCCTTAGCAATCGGATAAGCCTCTTTGTGGAATTGGATGCCTAATTCATCGAGCTTCATAAACTTCTCAAAGCGTAGTTCAGGTAATGATAGAAAGGCTGGAATCTTCTTCATAATCACGTTATACAAGCGATCTGTGTGATTGCTTCTAATGGCATGAGCCTCTTTGGCATATTGAGTGATGCGCCATAAGACATCGACTGTGTGGTCTCTGTCGTCAGCTAGTGTCTGCTCATACCAGCCTGGTGTGTTTTCAGTCCACCGGCTTATTTGTGGGAGATCAATCTCATCTCCGATAGTAACGACAGAGTCGTGCTTAAACGCTTTTGCAAATAGTTCAAAATTTCGTATAAGGTGCTGATCTTCATAAGGGCATTGTAAATCTGGCCATACGATAGTTCGTTTCATTCATCCTCATCGTCATACCAGTCAGGCTCTGGGATATTTGGGTTGATTGGGTTCGGCAATAACCAATCCGGATAAGCCGATTTCTCGCAGATAATTCCTATGGCAATATCAGTTTGGAACCCTGCTTTGCGAAGTCCTTTATAGAACTCGTGGAGTCCAATGCAATACGCATCGAGTTTGGAGTAGCCCTGATCCTCGAGTGCCTTAGTTGCTTTTCTTGCCATGAGATAATTGTTACCTCTCTAGGAGTCTGATAACTGTTTCGACACGCGCTTCTAATGATGAGATACGAGCATTGAACTCATCACGCATCGAGCTTCCTGAGTTTGGCTTTAATTCGAGCAGGTAATGCTTTACTAACCATTTGACAGCACCAATAAATGAACCAATAACGGTCAGCGCAACAGCTACAACAGCCGCCCAGTCTTGCGTGCTCATTACTTTTTGGGAGTGGCGTAACCAAAGACACCTGCTAAAACCGCCCAAAGGATTGCGCGATAATCGACATCGAAATTACTTGCAGCCCAAGCTGAGAGAAATGCACCAGCTGTAAGTACCAAAGGGTTCTTCATATTCATCTATCTGCTCCTAGCATCGGGATATCAAACCAGCTACCGTTTTGGTCGCCTTTTTTACTAAAGCTGATATGGATATGATGATCGTGCTTATTAACCCCATTGTAAGTACGCCAACGCCAAAATGATTTAAGGCTGGCAATCTTTCCGGCATAGATGACATATGCAATCCGCTTGTCCTTCTTGGCACAGTCGCGTATTTGGTCGGCAAGATAAGCACCTGTGCTGGCTCGTGAGTCGAGATTCTTATCCACATCAATAGCCCTGACGATTCCGTTAGACGGATCGGGATTGTGGTCACTCTTACGATTGGAGTGAGCAGCATCGCCTATCCAACCATCTGACTTGCGATCTCGATCAGGATACGCATCATCGATCATCTCTCGAAGTTGCTGACCAGCTTTGCAAAGTATTGGCTTCATTATCCGAGCAGCAGTTTTGCTTCATCTTCGGTCAAACCGAGTTTTGCTAATATGTCTAAACGGTCTTGAACTTTTTTGTCGGCTGCATCTTGTTCCGCTTTTGCAATAGCAAGATATTGTTTGTAATCAGAATCATCGAGAACTGGCGTGACTTCACCAGTTTCGCAGTTGTATTCCATGCCGCTAAAATCAGTCATTTTTTATCTCCTTATGACAATCCGAAAAGGCTAATGTTGTAAGCGTTTGAACCGCCATTGTTGAGAGTTAAAGTAGATATTGCAACTGTGTTAAAAATAGTTCCACCAGCGATAGACCATTGAGAGCCTGAACCAGTTGAACCACCCATTTTTGCTGCAAAGCCTTTTCCATTTGTAGATGTATATTGCGGAATAATAATTTCAAACCCATATCGCGCGCTTGCATACATGTGTCCAAAAACACCCGTTGTAGTTGTAGCCGTTGTTATTGTTGTGCCGTTTCCATAACTATAACAAGAGTTATATGTAACACCTGTTCCATTTACTGCGCTAATTGTGACGGTTGAAGATGCTGTTGTTTGTTGCCATTGGCCTACAATGAACAAATGAGTATAAGTCGAAGGAATTGAAGAAAATGTAACTGATGAGTTAGTTCCAGTAGCATTTTGAATTAAAGTGCAACCACTCGAAACGCTTGTCCACGCCGGAACACCACCTGATACCGCAAGAAGTTGTCCAGTTGTACCAATGCCCAAACGAGCAGGGGTATTAGCAGCAGATGCGTAATACAAATCACCAGTTGTAGTTAAAGTATTCGCAGGAGAGTTAGCCCATTTAACCTTGCCTGAAGCGGCATTATCTCGTGTAAGAACCTGATTATCTGTCGCAGAAGTAGGGTTAATATAGTTCAGCGTACCGTTTGTGTCATTTATGTCGGATGCGTTGAACACATCTCCGTTGGCATAAGTGACCTTCGTAGGCCATCCAGCAGCCATTAGTTATCTCCTCTGTTCATGTTAATAGTTTACATCCAATAGGGCTTCTTGAGTCACAAATGTCGTTTTCCAAGTGTTTGGGGTAATCGAGTGTGCTATGCCCTGGCATTGAAGGGTTTTAACAATACTTGTAGTACCTTGTCCATAATTCGTAATTTGCATGGTATCGAAATAATCAAGATCAAGAGCTGCTTGGACTCCAGTTGTATAGCCTAAAGTCACCAAGTCAAGAGTGATGTTGTCAATACGAATAGTCGTATCTTTACGAGTGGTCACATAAGCTGTAGCTAGGGCCAGAGCATTTGCATCGGTTTGCATCAGCATATCGGTAGCAGTAACCCCATGATAAAAATAAGTACCTTGAGAAGTTGAATCTGTGTAAGTTTGGGTCGTTCCGCCAATGCGAGTGACCGAGCATGAGTTCACAATGGTCTTGTCGTCATGAGCAAAGGTGATGCCAAAATAATTGATGTCGGTTGTTCCGTTATTGTTGAACTTTACTGGGCTAGCAGATTGAGCATTATAAACAAAGGTTCTATTTTTGAATACAGCCTGTCCGGATTTGTCAATATAAAAAGCACCTTGTTCTGTAAACTCAAGGGTTTGAATGGCTTCTAAGGCGTTTCTGCTAGTACCTGGATCAGCTTGGCAGGTTGTATCGCCAACGTCTAAAAGTCTCTGAGCAGAAGGAAACTTTACGGTATCTAAAATCTTGCCAATACGAGTTCCGGTGTCTTGACCGGCAGCTTGACCTGTAACAGTCGTGATAAGACTGTTGAAAAGCAATCTAAAAGCATCAAAACAGATTAAATCAACAAAGCCAGTATCTTGGTCTTTAGGATAGGTATATTTGTATTCTGCAATATAACCAGCAAAGATTGGATAAGTTGTTGCGCCATAAGTAGCTTGAATGGTGACTTGGCGAAGTGGCACAAGATTTGGATAATACGGAGAAGAAGTGTTTTGTGGATTCCAATAACCATTAGGATCGACTACCCGAATTGTTGCTTGGCCTGCTGTGTATTTATCCTGAAGCAAGTTGCGTTCTTTGCGAGTATCAATCTTTATAACAGAAGATGAAATATCGACAATATTTACGGCAGATGCGGCAAACTCAGCAAAACCTAATTGACTTGTACCTAAAATAAACGGTGGCCCAAAAGATGCACCTTGATTAAGGTTAATCTTTACAATAGGAGTTGCTGGTAATGCCATTATCTGTACGCCGTAGTGTAGGAAGCTGGAATTCCAGAAGCCTGATTGTTATACATTCCTTCAGTAATGGCTGCAACAAGGTCGCGTTCAGTTGTGACTGATCCTGCAACATTTACTACAACGCTTGGAGTTCCAGCACCTGAAAAATTAAATCCTCGAGTTCCTGTAACTCCGGGAATGTCACCTGGGGCATAGGAAGGTGGAATATATGTAGGAGTTGAATTTTTCATTGGAACGCCACCGCTAGTTGATGCGGCGTTAATAATTGCTGCTGCGCCAAAACTTTGGCCGATAACGGTCTGCCAATGACCCCAAGATGCCAATGAAGCATCCATTGCTGCTGCTAATTTTCTTGCTGCATCCGCCGCTTCTTGTTCCGCTTTAATTTTTCCGGCAAGAGCTGCATCATTATCATGAATAGCAATAAGTGAAAGGATTCTTCCTTTAGTTTCTTCATCCGTTGCATTTTTTAATGCGGCAAATAATCCAATGCGCTCGACATCGAACTTCTTCTTGAGTTCTTCCAAAGCCTGTTGATCACCAGTCAAAGCAATCTTACGAGTAGTTAGAGCGTTATCTATTGCTAATAATGAGTTGCGATTCTTTGCTAACTTTTCAGCCTTTTTAGCTAAATCAATTTGTGAACGCTGAGTATCCATATTGCTGCCACCTGTGAGCTGTAAATTGCCAGCACCAGTTGAAGGATTCTTAAAAACAATGCGACCACCACCAACAACGCGCTCTGGAGCAAATGCTGCTCTGGCTTGTTGTCCAGTAGATATTGCAATGTAATCCGAAATCTTTGTAATGAGATTGGCAAACGATGTGGCTAAAGCATCAATCTTGGCAGTAAAGCCATCGATGGACTTGCTACCGCTAATTTTAACGATTGCCCCAAGAAGAGCGTAGCCAATCTTTTCACTAGCATTGCCAGTTGAGATTGCAAGTTTATCCATCTGACCTTGATAAGTTTCGATTGACTTGCCACCAGCACCGGCAAAGGTTGCCTGAATCTTTTTCTGAATATCGGCAAATGACATCGCCTTGAGTTCAGCAGCAGTTAGACCAAGATTAAGTTGCTTAAGTCCTTTGGTATTGCCAACATAAGCCTGGCTGAGAATGTCGATTGTTGATGCGTAATCTAAACCTGAGCCAGCAGCTGCATCAAAAGCAAGTTTCATCAAATCTTGTGACATGGCTACTGAGCCAGTCACCTGAGCTAGTTGAGCAAACGATGGACGAAGGACATCATCTGCAATGGCTGTCTGAGCCTCTAGGCTGGATATGAAGCCTTCTACATCAACCTTTGAATAAGCAAGACCAAGGTTGTTAAGGCTATTGGCTAAGAGTGCCTGAGACTTCTGATCCTGAGCAGCTGCTGATGCAGCAGCCTTGGTGTAGTTAATAAGTTGTTTAGCAGCAAAAGTAACACCAAAAGCAGCAGCTAAATTACGGGCAGATTTGCCCATCTTACCAAGGGCAGTTTCGGCTTGCTTAAATCCTTTGGCATCTAACTTGGAGCCAATATTGATTTCTACATTAGAAGTCTGCTGAGCCATTATGCTGCCTTCTTTGTGATTGCTTTAATGCCACGATTAAAGGCTGTGTAGTTTTCAAACTTGAACTTAGCAGTATCAATTGCTTTCATTGCAGCACCCATAGCACGACCTTGGTTAAGTTCCCAAGCGCGATAAATCAAACGACCTGTGCCGACCTTGGCTTTGACAAGCGGCGGAAGCGCACGAATAAATATCTCACCGGCGCGTGGATTTGTTGAATGAGAATAACTATGTCCTTTTGGACCTTTTGGACCAACCCAAGGTTGTCCATTGGGATTCTTGCTACCTGCTGTTTCATAAATAGCACCAACAGGTGATTTGTTAATAATACGAGCTTGTGAAGTAAAGCCAGTCTTGCCAATTTTTGAAGCAGAAGTTGAATAAGTCAATCCGCTTTTAATTGTTGATGCGCTGTAATACGGAAATGATGCTTCGCTCATCTGTCGTGGAGTCCAGTTACGCAAAGGTGAAGTAGGTGGCACGAAAGATTTTGCCTGCTTGACAACTGGAGCAAGGGCTAATCTGAGTTCTTTGCGAAGTTCTTTTTCTAAGTCAGGAGTGAATCGGCGCATTGCTTTTCGTAGATCGGTGCTACCTCTTAACTCTACGACTGGCATTTGCTATCTCCTTAGCATCATCTTGCATAACCTTGACTAGGCTTCTTAGCATTACCTCATCAAGTTCTAAAAGTTGTTGTGGCGCGATCCCGAGTCTGACGCTTAATTTAGCAATCAGAAAGGTGATCGAGTCGCGCCCTAAGCCAAAGGGTCGTCATCAAGAACTTCGACCGAAGCCAATGTCTCAATGAACTGCTCTCCGAATGGCTTAACAGTTTCACCCGAACGGCGGATACATTCCCAAGCTAGCCAAAAGATGTCGCTCTGCTTTTGGTCTTCAACAAACGCCTTGTGAAAGCCCTTCTTGGCGTAAATCTCAAAACCGTACTGCACCAATGGAGTGATTGGGTATTCCCCAACTGATCCATCTGCCCTTGTTACTTTTAACTTTGCCATGCTGTGCCCCTTTGTTTAGTTGTTTAGAAAGTACCTGTTGTGGATACTGCAACTGTTGAGTTAGCAGTAAATGTGATTGATTGTGTACCAATATCGCCAACAGCACCATTGATGTCTGTTGTGTTATTGATTAACAATGAAACTGTGTAAAGTGGGTTTGTAGCAGATACTGCTGTTCCCTTTGTCTGAATGAATACAGCTGTGACTGTTGTACCCCATGCAGCTTGAAGTGTTGCAAGAGTCTTAGATGCTGCTGTGTCATTGAGGAAGTCGATTGTTACAGATGATGCTTCTAAGCCCTTTACGAACTTGTGAGCTGTGTCACCCATTGCTGTTACTTCGAGTTCATCAAATGTACGGTTAATTGTTACTGCTGTTACCAAATCGGATAGATCAACGGAGTTAATCTTAACGCCGACCAGATTGTTTAGAAATACAGCCATTAGGATTATTCCTCGTCTTTCTTAGTAGAAGTTGGCTTTACTGCTGGCTTTCCCTGACCGATTTTAGCCAGGAATGCTTCGTTTTCTTTTTCCCATTGTTCCATATCGGTCATGGTTAGCTCCAAGTAGTTAGAACGGATAGTGACATCTCACAGGTAAGCAGGTCGCCAGATGCTGCGTTAAGAACGCTTGGCTGGCTAACTGCACCCACATTGTAGACCAATGAAGATGCTGCGAGTTTGTTGAACACACCCACTAGGGCATCTTCAATTCCATTGAGATTGCCTTCATTATCAAACAGCGGCACAGTAATAACTATCTTGAAGTTCGCTGTTGGTGCAATCGTGTTGTGCTGGTTGTTATTAGGTTCTAGATAAGGATCATCCGGTGCAACAATAACTGAGTTTGCTAAAACTGTGGCTGGTGGAAATGCAAATGTTTGCCACTTTGTATTATCGACTAATGCTGTCGCAATCGTGGTTCTAAGAGTAGTGAGCGCAACTGACATTATCCGACCATCGAATTAGGGCTCAGGGCATGAGCTATAAGTCCACGCACCTTTGCCAATAGTTGTGCTGACATTCTGTAAGGTGAAGGTTGGAAATCTACAAGGTTTGAGCCGCCTAATGTGGCTGTGCGAGCCTGCCAGATGTCTACTGAAATCATCAAGGCTGCGTTCTGGACTGCTGTGTCGGTTGTGTAATCGACAGATGCAGGAGCTGCTACTTGACCAAATGGAATAACTGGGTGATAAGGCGATGCTGTTGGTGTGCCAGTAATGGCGTAAGTGATGCTGTAAGTATCAACGGCTGTAATGGTCTTTGATCCATTTAGGTGAGCAGCGTTTCCTGTAACAACAACTGTTTCACCGACATAAAACTTATCCTTGACAACCTCATCAAAGTAAAGCGTTCCTGTTGTGGTTGTGTTGCTATGTGCAATGTTAAATGTGTAATCATTCCAAAGCATAGGCAAGAGAACTACATCTGCTGCATCGCAGACTTCTTGCAAAACGGCATCTGAGTACAGCGTGCCAACCCCGAGAGTTGTGCGCAATTCGCTGACTGTTGTTAATGCCATTCCAATTCCTTTCTAAAGACTGGGAGTGGAGCAAGGGCTGCGCCCCACTCCCAGCGACTTAGGGTGTTACTTATGCCTTGTTGTTCTTGAACGCACCAGCTGCGACTTTTGTAGCGATTGCTCCAAAGCCGTAGTAGCCGATTGTTACAGAACCTGCTGCTGTTGATTCAGCGCGTAGGCGGTATGTTGGTGACTCATACCATGTGTAAGCATCTGGGTTCACGATGATGATTGAACCATCTGTGTCTGTTCCAGCTGCTGTGTTTGGTGTTACATAGAGGTTGAGTCCGGCTACATTGCCTTGAAGTGCTGTTGGTACTGCTGATCCGCCAGCGTTCATTGGGTTTACTGCGTTGTAGATTGGACGACCTGCATCATTGAGAGTCATGATGTTTGACCATTGTGATGTGTTCACGATGATGTTGCGAGCGAATGGATTTGAAAGTCCAAGAGTTGCGTTGTAAACAGATGCTGAACCACGAGCAACGATTCCAAGAAGCTCTGAAGCTGTTGGATATGTTGTTGTTGTTGTTGCATCAAGTGAAGCACCTGCGATAAGTGCTGCGTTTACTGCTGCATCTGTTGCCTTTGCGTAAGCTGCGCCCATGTTGCGGACGAGTTCATCAAAGAATGCTGGTGAAGTTCTGTCGAGAAGCTCAACGCTGAAGGTCTGTTGTCCAGCGTACTTTTTGACATCCACGCTCAAAAACGAGCTGTTTTGATCAGTATCGCTGAACGCAGCGTTTTCAGCTGTTTGTGCAACTGTTGGCATTGCTGTGATCTTTGGAATCTCAAAAGTCATACCTGCATCAGGTAGAACTCCGCGTGAGATTGCTTCGATGCTTGGACGGATTGTTGTTCCAAGTGGGTTGATGATTTCTTGCAACTGACGAGTTGGCACTAAGCCTGCGTTGTCTGAAGTGTCATCTGCTGCGCGTAGGTATTGACGAGCTGACTCATCACCTAATGCTGCGCGGATTGTGTTTTCTGCATACTTAGCAGCTGTGATTTCAATGCGTGGCTTTGTGTAAGCCATTGCTGTAACAGTAGGACGAGCAGCCTCGACAGCCGCAGCTTCTACTGATGGTGTTGCTTCGACTGCTGTGGTTTCTTCCACTACTGTCTCGCTTTCTGGTTGTTGGGTTGTTGGTGCAACTTCTTCGACCTTATCGGCTTCTTCAGCTGCAATATCAGTAACCTGAGCAGACTTAAATGCTGGCTCTGTTACTAAACTTACTTCGACTAAACGAGCAGCGGATACATAAGTCACGCCGTCCTTAATCTTTGACTTTAATACTTCTGCACCAATGCTAAGTCCGGATTGCAATCCTTCTTCTGCAAGGATAAGAGCTTCTGTGCCGCGTTGTGAGCGACTAATTGAAAATACAGCGTCGATAGAATTATCTGACTCAGAGAAGCTGACGGCGCGACCTAAAGGTTTTTTAACATCGTGTTGACTCAATAATTTTATAGACTTAGGTTCTGGAATCTCGATTGAGCCAGACTCAAAGATTACTTTGCCGTAATTTGTTGATCCAGCTTCTACATTCAACGGCACAATCTTGCCAGAGATAGTACGACTAGCAGAGTCGGCTGTGAGTTCAGCAGTAAGGGTTACGATTTGGTTCATGCCATACCATTGCTTCCATTAGGTGTTAGGTCAGTCATTTCCATAGCCTGCTCAGTTGTAATTAAGTTAAGGGCTAGGAGTTTTTCAATTACTGCAAGTTCTTCCATTGGATCAGTACGCAAGAAGTTATGATCGATGTCGAATCGAACTACATTTCCGCGAGCAGTAATATCATCCATAGATAAACGATCTTCAATCGCTGTAATAAATGGCTGTAAAGATAGTGTCAAGAATTGCTTGCGCTCATCCTGGACATTTGCATAAGTCATTGAGTTGTTGCGGTCTGCTGATACATAATAAGCAGGCACATTGCAAAGGCGAGCACACTCTGTTGCTAATTGCTCGATTGCATCGCCATACATCATGTCTTTTGGTGAATATGAAACTGGTGTGTATTCAAGAGTAGAAGTTAAGTACGCTGTTGAACGATTATTGCGTGCAGACTTCCAAGCAGCCAGTAATCCTTGTACTTCTTTTGGATCAAGGTCTGCG